AAAGATAAACTCAAAGCTGAGCGAGTAATAAGAGACTATGGCAAGTAGACTTACATATCCATACAATGAAGTATACGATAAGTTCACTGACTATGTGATGTTAACTTTCTATGAATACCGACCACCCTTTGCAAGTGAGGGAGGTAATGCTGATAGAAGTACAGTAGCATACTATAACAACAGTGGATCTAAAGAATACGAAGCGGTAAAAGGTCTACCTAATATTTTATTGTATATGCCAGAAGATATTACTACTGGATATGGAGTTCAGTGGGCGGACAAGTCGTTCACAAATACCGCCACTCAATTACTTAGAACAGCTGGACCAATTCTTAAGACCGGTGACTTTGGGACTGCAGCAACGAGTCTAGGTGAAACTCTTAAAAGTACAGCAGGAAGACTACCTAGTGCCGTAGCGTCGTTAGTAGCAGCGGGTATCAACAATTTGCCTGGTGGTGTAGGTGGAAGCGTTGACTTGAATGATGTATTAGGTGGTGCTACAGGTATCGTATTAAATCCTAACTACGAACTATTATTTGGTGGATTTGGTCTTAGAGAATTTAATCTTAACTTTAAGATGGCACCAAGACGTAAAGAAGAAGCAGAAGAAATTAAAAAAATTACTCAATTAATTAGATATGCTATGCTTCCTAAGTATGGAAAACCAAAAGATTTAGATCTTGGAGCAGATGCCACAGTCAGTGATCAAGACAATCTTCCAGATGATTTACCAGATGAAATAACTCTAAAAAAAGGAGATAAAGTAAACGATAACTACATTTCTGTTCCCTATCTATGTAGAGTAAAGTTTATGAAAGGAGGTGTCGATCACCCATACTTACCAAAATATAAAATGTGTGTGGTAAATAGTATGGACATTGGATACACTCCCGATGGAGTATTCAATACCTATGATGATGGTTCTCCTGTAGCAACAACCATGTCAATTTCATTCTCCGAAACAAAACTTGTCTTCGGTGATGAAATTAAATGGGATAATACAAAATCAGCACAATACTAATGCCTAACAATTTCTTTTCTCTACTACCAGATTTAAAGTACGATACTAAACCTATCGAGTATCCGTTTTCACAATCGGATTATACCTTGATGAAAAATTTCTTCAAGACCTATAAGATAGATGACGTATTTGCTTTCAGAACTTCCGAGTCTTACGAGAAATATATCATCAATGATACTTTCACTAGAGTAGAACAGATAGCAGAAGAATATTATGATGATCCATTCTTGGATTGGGTTATTATATTAACAAATAAACTAGTCAACCCACAGTTTGATTGGCCAATGACTAGTGTGCAATTAAGAGATCATGTGGAGAGAAACTATACGAATCCTTATGGCACCATCAGGCACTATGAAGTTATCAGCAACGCTGATCAAGAAGAAAGATATGGTCGAGTCCTATTTGAAGAAGGAACTAGAATGGATGAGGCATTCTACAATAGTGGGTATCAATACTGGGATGGAACTGGTGTAGCATCTGTTCCTGGTTCTTCACTTACTAGTCCAGTAACCGAGTATGAATATGAGTATAAGATAAACGAAGAACGTAGAGAAGTTTATCTATTAAAATCTGAGTATGTGAATGCTTTTATTAATTATATCAAGAGTCAGAATACATATAAATCTTCCTCTTCTTACGTGTCCAGAAAAGTAAAAGAAACTAACAAATAAAAAGGAGGGGATTGACTGGATTTTGCCAGTCCCCCTCCGTATAGCATAGCGCCGACGATATTCAGTTATATTTATCAGAAGTCAGTTGACTGACTAGCCATGTTCTGGAAGAACGAGAAGGCATCCTCTTCCTCTGTGCTGCTAGAGGCAACAGGAGCAGGAGCAGGAGCAGCGGGCGCTGCCCAATCCAGTTCCTCATCGATCTCATCGCTTACAGCAGGCGTAGCACGGGGACGCTCTACGTTACCGAGAACAATGTCGAGACGTGCTTTCAGTTCTTCATAGGTCTTGAACTGATCGGGAGCAGTAAATGCTGCCAGACTATAGCACTGCTTGTAGATAGCATCGAGCTCATCATCATCAGCACTGAGAGCAGTCTGTGGACCGAAAACAGAGTCATCGTAGTTCCAGTAACCACCAACAGTCTTGATCTTCAGACGGAAGTTAGCACCAGTCCAGAAGTCAGTAGGATCAAACTCAGGATCATCAGCATAAGCAGGCTTCAGACATGCCTGAATCTTATCATAGATCTTCTTGGGATAGCGGTACAGGAATACCTTACCCTCATTTTCAGGGTTGACAGGATCCTTAATTACAAGGATGTTGGAATAGAAATCAAGCTTACGCTTTTGCTTTCGTGCTTGTTCTTGACCAGCAGATCCTTCACCCTCTGCCCAGAGTTTACGGTTAAGTTCACCGACAGGATCAGGTTGACGGATGGTAGTGAGAGAGTTCTCTACATACTTGTCACCGTTAGGACCTTCGAAGTAGTGCTTGTAAAGTTGTGCCCAAGGAAGGGTCTCACCTTCAGGGGGAGGGAGGAAACGAATGACAAAGTTGGCATTGCCACTCTTGTCAAGGGTAGGTTTCCAGAAACGGGAGTCGCCACCTCCACTTGCTTTCTCTTCTTGCTTCTCAATCTCTGCTTGAAGCATAGCGAGATTGTTCTTGGACTTACGGCGTAGATCTGCAATAGACATTTGGATTCGTTGTATTCGTTGGATGTTTTGGATTGTGACTTGTGATCACCTAAGAATTATACAGTAGGCAGAGGGGCAAGTCAACCCCCCTCTGCCGCTTCTAGTTGTGTCCTCATCAAATCGAGTTTGGAGAGGAGCTCGTCGAAGCACTCGTTAAGGGTCGCCTTCTCGGGTGCTCCTAGCATGATAGCAGCATCCTTCATGCTTTGAAGCATTTCTTTTGCTTCGGGATCTTCACTCAATGAAATACGAGTGTTGAAGATCTTTTGCTTTTCAATAAGAGTTTTGAGAACATCAAAATATTCTAACTTCTTTTCATAAGAAAGAACAGGGAAAGAGTTAGCTGCCATAAAGCAATACTTTTGCATCTCCATCATCTCTTGGAGATCTCCTCTTACCATTTCTGATTTGAAAAAGTCACTCATACCTTTAACACTTTAGCTCTAGATGTTTTCTTCATGTAGTTCAACTTTTGAGCGTCGAACTTTAGTTTTTCTTTTAATGGTTTGGAGATGAGCTTGGGAACTGATTCAATCTCAATCTCATTCTTTTCACAATAATGTAGAACAGCATCGATATAGTTCATGTCAACGTTTTCGATAGCAATCTTTTCAACTTCCTGTGAAAATTTCACAGCGGTCATAAAATTATCCTCCAGATTTTTTATCATACTTATTCCTATACGCTTGGATGTATTCTAATAACGAATTGAGATACTCCTTACGAACAGGTTGGACACTAACCTGAGGTTGGTCTCCTTCAATGGCAACAATAGTAACTAATTGTTTTACCTGAATGTCATAACGTTCTTTCAAACAAAGAGCGTAAGCACACTCCTGAACATAATAGTCGTAAAGATACTCTTCTTTTTTTATCTTATCGGAAGTCTTGAAATCAATGATAGATAGAACACCATCAAACTCAGCAATACAATCAACTCTTCCGGCAATCTCCAGCTTATCTGAATATAAAGCTGCTTCCTGTAGATAGATATTATTTATACGATCAAGAGTACCTTGAGATTGTTTGAACATATAAAGAGGGAGAGGTTTATCTTTATAATTGTTCAGATCTAATATGTTATTCAGATAGTCTTCTGTGATCTTATGGTATCTAGTGCCTCTAGTAGAAGAGGTAATAGATTTTCTTTGTGCTTGTTCAGCACCTACCCTTGCTCTCCATCTAGCAAGTGCTGCTTGCTTCTTCGGGTTGTTACTAATCACCGTAGTGATAGATGGATACTTATTACCTTCAGGTGTAAGATAAAATCTTTTGCCATCTACCTCTACGGCATTCATCTCGATAGGGTCTAATCCTATGTGTGTAAAAGTCACAGACCCAAGTTAAGCTTCGTAATAATATAAGACTTGACGATACCAGAACGAACAATGTCTTCGATACCATACTCAACCACCTCAAACTCAGGCATATCATTAAGGATACGCTGGAAGTCTAAGATGCCATCCTTCTCCGCCGACTTAACTAAGTCGGACTGCCTGGCATCACCACAGAACATAATCTTACAATTCTGTCCTACCCTAGTCATGATTGAATCAAGCTCATGGAAGTTGAGGTTCTGTGCCTCGTCTACAATGACAATACAATCATCTAGTGTAGTACCACGGAGGAATGATGTGGACCAGAAAGAAATAGTTTCCTGATTCTTTAGATTCTCATACAGCATATCGAATGAGTTGTCATCGGGCATCTCAAACATATACTGAACCATCTTCTTGTATGGAATCTGATACAAAGATGCTTTATCTTCATGTGTACCAGGAAGAAATCCAATCTCCCTAGTAGCAACTAGAGAACGTACAAGGTATACCTTTTCGTATGGACTATCCTCATTCAATACATCCTTTAGTGCTAGATAGAGGGGAACAAATGTTTTACCTGTACCAGCAACACCGTAAGAATAGATACACTTGCCCTCGGCATAAGCATCAAAGACTTTTTGTTGTGTCTCAGTTTTTGCTTCAATAGGAATAAGATAATCCTGATTGATTGGCTTCCTTCTCTTCATCATTTTTACACTCATCCCATTGATGTCGGGTTGAT